AGAAGTATCTGAACATAAGATTACTCCGGGTGTCGAGTACGCTTTTGAGTTAAAAAGAGGCATGGGAATTAGCAAGGCCTTGCGTGAAGATGAAAAGCAGTCAGATATATTCTGGTTGGCTTGGGAATGTTTACGCAGGGCTAATGTAACCGTGCCAATCTACGGATTAGAATTTATTGACAGTCTAGAAACTGTCGAGGTATTAGACGAAGAAAAAAAATAACAAAGCGTGATTCAATAATTCACACTATTGCAAGTCTGAGTGTGGAGACCGGAATTGCGCCACAGGCTTTTATCGATATGGATCAGGAGATGCTTGGGGCAATAGTCCAGGTGTTATCGGATCGAGCTAAGGAGATCAAAAATGCCAGTAAACGTAACAGGCATTAAAGAGATGAAAAAAGCCTTAGGTGAAGTAGATAAAGATCTATTAAAAGATGTACAAGCACAAATAAGAGTTGCTATGTTGCCTATAAGAGATAAGGCTAGAGGTTACGCTCCACAGGATTCTGAAGTGTTATCAGGCTGGACTAAGGCTGCCGGTATTACCGGACCAATGAAATATCGCACGTTCCCTAAATACAATCGTTCGCAGGTAGTAGAGGGAATTAAATATAGTGCCGGTAGAAATAAACGTAATAAGGGTGGCTGGGCTGCTACTAACTACATTTCCAATAACAGCGCACCTGGTAAAATCTATGAACTTGCTGGCCGTAAATCAGGTCCAAGTGGCGCACCATGGATAGGCCTTGATGCAGATATTAACAATAAAGAAATTTCACATTCTCTTAATCCAAGAGCGGGCGCACAATTTATAGCTGCTATGCCACCGCTAGTAAATGCTAGGCCGCAAGGTATGTCTGGTAATAACAGAGGTTATAAGCAAAAGGGAAGATTAATATTTAGAGCTGCATCAGAAGAACAGGGCAAGGCTATGGCCCACATATTAAAAGCATTAGATGATACTGCCGCTAAGTTTGTCAAGCGCACCGAGATTAGAAAGGCAGTAAATGGCTAACTTAATTTTCTCGATCCTATCCGAATACAATGGTAAAGGACTTGCTAAAGGTAAGAAGGATTTAACAGCCTTTGAAAAACAGACTAAGCAATTAGGTAAGACCTTTGCTAAGTACCTAGGTGCTGCCGCATTAGTAAAGTTTGGCAAGAATGCAGTTATGGCCTTTGCTGCAGATGAAAAGGCTGCTAAGTCTTTAGAATTACAATTAAAGAATACTGGCTACGCATTTTCCAGCCCAGATGTTGAATACTACATAGCCAATCTACAGAAGTTATATGGCGTACTAGATGATGAATTGCGCCCGGCATTCCAGACATTACTTACAGCTAGTGGATCTATAACTAAAAGCCAGCAAGCCCTATCTACTGCATTAAACGTATCGGCTGCAACTGGTAAGAGCGTTCAAGAAGTAAGCGCTGCCTTGGCTAAAGGCTATTCAGGTCAGACCACAGCCCTAACTAGATTAGGTGCAGGATTAAGCAAAGCCACACTAGCTAGTGGCAACATGGATAAGATTATGGCTGAACTAGATGCTAAGTTTGCCGGTCAAGCAAGCGCTAGATTAGATACTTATGCCGGCAAGATGGACCAACTTAAAGTAGCCACTGCTAAGGCCAGTGAGACTATTGGTAAAGGTCTATTAGATGCTTTAGGCAAGTTAAGCGGTGATACAACCTTAGTTACATTGACTTCACAGATTGAAGGTTTAGCAGGTGCTGTAGCCAAGCTGGTAAGTGGAATTGGTAGATTTGGCGCTACGTTAATGCCTGGCAACGTAGTTAAAGTTAATGGTGAATGGCGCTTAAAATCAGAGATGTCAAAGTCTAATTTTACCTACGGTTTAGGCTCAGGTGCTGGGGTTGAGTTAGCAAAGATACAAGAAAAGAAAAAGATTAAAGAAGCAATTGCATTACGCACGCAAGAAAATAATCAACTAAAGGCTAAAACTGCTGTAGATAAACTCAAAGATCAATTTGATTTAGAGCGAATAGGATTAACTGCAGCTCTTAATGCTGCTACCGATGAAGAAACTAAACTACGTTTAAGATCACAATTAGCAATTTTAGATAATAATGAGGCTTTGGCTAAAAAGTATCTTGCTGAATTAGATGCGGCAGCTAAAACAAAGGCATTGGCCGATGCGCTGGCTAAAGCAGGATTAGCCGTAGATGCGTTTTCTAACTTTGCTATGGGTGCAGTACAACGTGGCGAGTACGCAGATGCCTATAAGAACATAAGCAATGTACCTACCGTTAGCGCTGGCGGTGCTATGCAATTACCAAGTGCTGCATCAAGTTTTGCTATGGGTGGTGTATCACGTGGCGAATACGCACCAGTAACTGTAAACGTGGCTGGATCAGTATTAACTGAACAAGATTTAACTAACACAATTAATGACACCATATTAAGAATTAATAAGATGGGCCGTGGCACTACACCTGCAGGCGGTCTATCAGGCGGCACATAATGGCTGTACCAACAATCAATGCGGTAATTAACTTCTCTACTGGCCCTAGTTTTGCTCAGGCAATGATCTTAGGAACTGGCATACTAGACACAAACATACTTGGAGATTCTGCAGCCTTAATTGTTGATGTATCAGATCAGATTAACTACATACAAACTAGCCGTGGCCGTAACGCTTTAGTAGATCAATTTCAAAATGGACAACTTACGTTACGCATCGTAGATCAAAATGGCGATTTTAATCCAACTAACCCAGCTAGCCCTTATTACACATATTTAACACCTATGAAGAAAGTACAGATTAGTGCTACTTATGGTGCAAATACTTATAACATATTTTCAGGCTTTATTACTTCATACGTTAATACCCAGCCTAAAGATGCAACAGAGGTTGCATATACAACCATTCAAGCTGTAGATGCATTTAGACTGGCCCAGAATGCACAAATATCAACAGTTACAGGTGCTACTGCAGGTAATCTATCAGGCACGAGAATTAACCAAATATTAGATCAGATCAACTGGCCAGCGACTATGAGAGATATTGATGCAGGATTAACTACCATGCAAGCCGACCCTGGCACAGCACGTACTTCACTAGATGCGATGACCACTGTAAGTACATCCGAATATGGAGCGCTGTATGTAAACACAGACGGAGAGTTTGTATTTCAAGATAGATCAGTAACCGCTGGATCAATTGGTGGCACAGTAACTACATTTAACGATAACGGCACAGGTATTCCATACGCTAATGCCAATTGGAAACTAGACGATACTTTAATATTTAATTCAGCTCAGGTCAGCCGTGCCGGTGGCTCACCACAAACAGCAATCAATCAGGCATCTATTGACAAGTATTTCATCCACAGCTATAACCTGCAAGATCTGCTAATGCAGACCGATGCTGTAGCTCTAGATTATGCCCGAGCTTACGTGGCTAGCCGTGCCGAAACCAGCGTGCGATGCGATGGTATTGAGTTAGACCTATACACCAATAATTACAACTCAGGCATTCTTGCAGCTTTAGAGTTAGATTTCTTCGATCCAATCCGAGTAGTTACTACTCAGCCAGGTGGATCTACCCTGGATAAAACCCTACAAATCTTTGGCGTATCGAACACAATTACACCGAACAGCTTTAGGGTCTTTTTTACAACCCTGGAACCAGTGCTGGATGCGCTGATTTTAAATAACAATATATACGGCACTTTAGACTATAATGTGCTTAGTTACTAAGGAGAAATAATGGCCGCTGGATTAGGATTTAAGGACTTTGTTACAGGCGAGGTATTAACCGCTGCCGATGTTGATGGTTATTTAATGCAAGGTGTCTGGGTTTTTGCCAGTGCCGCTGCTAGAGATGCAGCTGTAACATCACCGCAAGAAGGTAACTTTGCATATCTTAAAGATACAAACGTAACGACTTATTACACTGGCAGTGCTTGGGCAAACCTAGATACAACAGGTATGACTAACCCAATGACAACTACTGGCGACACAATTTATTCGTCAAGTGGATCAACACCTGCAAGATTAGGAATAGGCTCAACTGGCAACGTATTAACTGTTTCTGGTGGCGTGCCTACTTGGGCTGCACCTGCTAGTGGTGGTGGAATGACTTTATTATCAACCACAACTTTATCAGGTGCAACTACAACTATTTCAGTAGCAAGTGGATATAATTATATTAAAGCAGTAATTTATGGCTGCACTAACAATACTGGTTTTGGTGATTTTTATTTGGCACCAAATGGTACAACCAACTTGAGTTATTACACTGGTGTTGCTCGTTATCCAAGCACTAATGGAATGTATGGCGGAAGTGCTGGATATTATGTATTAAGTGCTGGATATTCTTTATCTCATACATCTGCAAATAATGTTTTTGAACTTGATATTTATAATTATACATCAGCATCAAATTGGAAAACAATTAGAAGTATGGGCGTTTATACTAATAACGATAGTGCAATTCAAACTAATAATTTACAAGGTGGTTTTGCTTCAAATACATCAATTACCAGTTTAGTGTTTTCTAATTCTGGTGGTAATCACTCAGCAGGAACAGTCCTACTTTACGGAGTCAAATAATGTCTAAACCAATGGTAAGAATACATAATGTTGAACTTGATGAAATAATTGATAGAGAAATGACTGACGAGGAGTTTGTTAAATACCAAGAGGCTCAAGCATATTTTGCTGCAGAGAAGGCAGATCGAGCATCTAAGTTAGCAGCTAAAGAAGCAGCGCAGGCAAAACTTGCAGCACTTGGTTTAACTGTTGAGGATTTACAAGCTCTCGGTTTGTAATGCAACCTAAGTTATGTGCAGCTGGTGTGCAATTAAGAGATCAAGTTGATACCTGGTTTCCAGATAGGCGTACTGCCAGTGATGGGTGGTTGGGCGATAGCCGTCACTCCGCCAGAAAATCAGATCATAATCCAGACGGGATCTGGGTTAGAGCAGTTGATATTGATTCTCGGTTGGAGTCATCCAACAGCCTCGCACCTTATCTGGCTGACCAGATCAGAGTCGCAGCCAAACAAGATAAGCGCATATCATACGTCATCTATAACGGACAAATATGCTCAAAGATATTAAATTGGAAGTGGCGTAAGTACAAAGGCATCAACCCGCACAAGCGTCATATCCATATCAGTTTTACAACATTAGGCGATCTAAATGGCACGCCATTCGATATACCACTAATAGGGGGCAAGATATGAAAATAAGCAAGAAGCAAAAGGCAATACTAAAATCATACTTTAGAGGTGTGCTTGTATCACTACTAACATTTTTAGCAAGTAACGAATTAGGTTTAGATCCTGCCGTGTCTGTAATTGTTGCAGCGCTAGCAGGTCCAGCAGCTAGGGCTCTAGATAAATCCGACAGTGCTTATGGCATCGGTGCTAATGAAGCATGACACCTACAGAATGGGCTGGCTTTGGCGCTGGCGTTATGGCCGTGCTATCAGGCGGGCTAGTAGGATTACGTTTTTTAGTTAAAGGCTGGCTAAATGAGTTACGCCCAAATGGTGGCTCTAGTATGAAGGATCAATTAACACGATTAGAAAAGCGTGTCGATGATCTCTTTATCTTAATTAGTAAGTCATAATTTTAAGATGGCTAATACTCGTAAGCGAAAGAAAATTAACAGGCGTGTGGTACGTAAATCACCCGACCCTTTATCTAAGCTAGAAGTGTTTTATATTGCTAAGCATGAGATGTTTAAAGCTGCACGTAAGGCTGGATTCTCAGAATCTGTATGTCTGTATTTAATGGATAGTCCATCATCTATGCCCGACTGGGTAGTAGGCGACAATGGCATTATCCCAACTATCCCTACTCCAGATGAGGATGAAGATTAAGCGCATAGCGTTTATCAGTGATCTCCAAGTACCCTTCTTTGATGAGAAGGCAACAAAATCTGTAGGCCGTTTTTTAAGCAAGTGGAATCCGCATCGCACTATTTGTATCGGAGATGAAATTGATCTGCCACAGCTTGGCGGTTTTAATGCTGGCACTATTGATGAGATGGTCGGTAACATAAATGATGATCGCCAACTTACACAAGAAGTATTAACCTATCTAGGCGTTACAGATGTGGTCGGTAGCAATCACGGCATTAGACTTTATCGATCAATCAAAAAGCGTTTGCCTAGCTTCTTAAATCTGCCAGAGATGCAATACGAGCGATTCATGGGCTATGACAAATTACAAATTAAATTCAGTCCTCACGGCATAGACTGGGCGCCTGGCTGGATAGCAGTGCATGGCGATACTTTTCCACTTAGTCAAATTCCAGGACAAACGGCCTTAAATGGGGCTAGAAGGCATGGAAAGAGCGTGGTATGTGGGCACACCCATAGACTAGGCCAGTCGGCCTTCACAGAGGCATCTAGGGGCAAATTAGGGCGTACTGTATGGGGAGTAGAGGTCGGCATGTTGGTCGATCTTAGTTCAACAGGCATGGCGTACACTAGAGGGTATGCAAACTGGCAAACAGGCTTTGCAGTTGCCTATGTACATGAGCGTAAAGTCCAGGTGGTTACTATCCCTATCCAGCCTGATGGCAGTTTTATATTTGAGGGCAAACTTTACAAATAAATCGTTACCAAAACGTTATCTAAGTCTGGCCCTAAATAATCCACAAAGTCGTACACAGGTGCAACACTATGCCTGTACCGCAAAGTGTGCGGACAGTTAGGGCTATATGACTGCAGAATCAATACTGCTACATTCACAAGCTGTGATAAGAGATAACACTCTTAGATCAGAGACAATTGATACGTTAGATGATGCAATACAGCTGTTAAGCGAGTTAGGTCGAACTGACTTAGCAGACCAGATACATCAAGTATTGCTACAAATTGATACTTTCATGATTAAAAATAAAGATCTACAACATGGCGTAGTAATTGAGTTATTCCAAGCAAGAATGCAACCAAGCGCATGAATCCAATAGAAGACTTAAAGAACTTTGGTTATGTATTGATGTATGCAATCGTGGCTATAACAGTAGTTGCCTGGATCATCCATGAAATCCAAGACACAGCATTTCAAAATGGGTACTGGAAAGGCCGGGCTGATGGGTGGAACTCGCACCGCAGATTAACAAACACTAAAGCAAAGTCAGATGAGGTATTTGACTATGACAAAAACTGAGAAGTTACTAGCTGATGTTGTCGATTTGGTGCATACAAGGGGAACGATCTATGGTCACCCTTACACAAACCATAAAAGGATCAGTGAGCTGTGGTCGGCATACCTCGACCATCCAATTACACCTAGTCAAGTCGCATTATGTATGGCGCTGCTCAAGGTTTCTAGGCTTAGTGAATCTCCAGGCCATGAAGACAGTGTCAAGGATGCACTTGCTTACATTTCAATATACCAGACAGTCCTTGATGCAGAAGCCGACATTAACTTCACGTGGGGGAATGACTAATGGCATTTAATTTAGCTGATTATGAAACAGTCGAGAGCCGACTAGAAAAGTTTTGGAAGGAGTATCCAGATGGAAGAATATTCACAAAGATTGAACAGGCCACAGACACTAGATACATTATTAGTGCTCAATTATTTAAGACGGAAGCCGATGCACAGCCGTGGGCGACTGGCCTTGCTAGTGAGAGCGTTAGTGATAGGGGTGTCAATTCAACTTCTGCATTGGAGAATGCGGAGACTTCAGCAATCGGCAGAGCGCTTGCAAACGCAGGTTATGCAGCTAAAGGCAAAAGGGCTAGCCGAGAAGAAATGGCAAAGGTAAATGATGCAGAAACATTTAGACCTAAATATGGCAGACCAGGATCTAAGTCGGCTGCAATGGAGTATGCGTTACATATTGTGGACACACAATCTAGAGATACTGATAACGAACCTAAGCCTATTGCTTGGACTGTTGGTGAAAGCATTAGTCAAATTGGTGAAGTGGTCGATGTTAGTTTTACTTGCCGGCATGGTGATATGGTAAAAAAAGAAGGCACGGCAAAGACTGGTAAACCATACGCAGGTTATGTTTGCACAGCACAGAAGCCAGATCAGTGTGATGCTAAGTGGGCAAGACTTACAGCTGCAGGTACATGGTTTTGGCCGGACAATGCTGAAGAAGGCAAAGGAGGTGAGTAAATGGGATATGTAGAGATATTAAGAGGCGGACCTTACCTGGAGCGCATAGAGAACGACCAGGTAAAGTTTGTACCGTCTACTGATGTTTGTGTAGCTTGTAATGATGACAGGCTGATACATTCTGGTAATTTCTTAGTTTGTACTCAGTGCCACTGTAGGCAATAAGGATATTACCATGAGCCACCCACAATTTAAATGTAATGGCTGTAAACGCAAGACCGAGTTCTTGTGGCTCGATCAGTTGGATATGCCCGAAGGATTTAAGGCGTATCAGTGTATGGATTGTGGATGTGTAGGCGTTAAGAATATAGCCGAGGCTTTGCATATACCGGATTCGGATATATGTAGATGCGATAAGTGTGGTGGATGGATGTTTAAAGCCGTGGACTGCCACACTTGTCAGTTGATTGGAGCGAAGTGATGCCTACCTATGAATACAGCTGTAATGAATGCGGCACCTATGGATCAGTGCATAAATCTTATGATGATGATATTGGTCCAATGAGTTGCCCTAAATGTAATTTACAAATGTCAAGGATGTATAGCGCACCTGGTCTAATATTTAAAGGTGGCGGATGGGGTAAGAATGCCTGAGGCTACAGCTGCAGATTGGGCTCACCAAAATGCGTTGCGTAAGCAGTGGTTGCTAGATAATCCTGATGCACATTACTTAGGTTGGGTGTCTATATGACCGGTGGTTGGGATGAGACTTGGATTGACACTGATGATTTACGTATTGTGACTTGCCGTCTGACCTGCGGTTATGCTGATTGATTTGACAAGGCGTGCTACCCTGAACAAAAAGCGTTCGATCTTAAATCGAAAAGCTGGGCCGCCAAAGGCTAGGCCCGGTAGGCGCAGAGTTTGGGCCACCCTATTGCTAATTGCATTAAGCAGTTGCTTTATAAAAGATTATTCCGTTGCAGCTGATAACACCATACCTAATTTAAAGTTGTTTGCTTATCATCAATTTAGGACATGGGATCAATTTAGTTGTTATAACTATTTAATATTTAAAGAGAGTTCTTGGAATTACAAGGCACGTAACAATAGTCATTATGGTCTTGGACAAATGCGTAACCCTATTGTGGCTAAGTTATCGCCACGTGAACAAATCATTATGCACATGCGTTATGTTGGGCATAGGTACGGTTATGTGAACAATGAACCGAATGCTTGTAAAGCAGCTGAGCATTTAGATAAGAAGGGTTGGCATTGAGCGATAGAGCAATAGGTAGTGGCAAGTGGAAGAAGCTACGCTTACAGATCCTTGATCGAGATGGCAGACAGTGCGTGTGTGGCCAGCCAGCGGATACAGTAGATCACATAATTCCACGTGTTAAGGGTGGCGATATGTGGGCCAGCGATAATCTTCAAGCCATGTGTAAATCTTGCAACAGCTCTAAAGGTAGCCGTTTTTTTAATAGCAAGGCGACCCCCCCTGTCTTTCCAGAACGTTCTCTCTCCGAGACGGTCCGGGTCATTCCAGAATCACCCTTTATCAAACCTGAATCGATCCAAGCCAATGCAGAATGATGCTGAAGTGATCCCGATTAAACGAGGGGTCGGGCTAATTGGTAGCACTGAGCCTAGAATCCACACGCCTTTACTAAATGGACCATCCAAAGCGCAAGAGGTTGCTGATCTAGCTACGAAGATTGGTTTACCTCTTGTGCCA